CTTAGGGAAAACAGTGATTTTTTCCAAGTCAGCAAAGATTCGTCTAAGGTAATTAAAGAGATTTATGATTCATCAAATCAACTCTACTACTTCTCACCTGTAGACGTCAACGCAGAATACGATAAAGGATATATAAATAAAAAAACAAATGCAATCAATGCAAATCCTATATCTGTTAATGCTGGTTGGTTAAACCTAGAGTCAAATGACTATTATGTATATGCAAAACCAATAATAGAATCATACTCAGGAAATTACTTTAATATAGAACTAACAAATATACCAAGACATGGTGCACCAGTTCTAGTTAATGTGTTGGAAGGTGACTTATCTTTTGATCTTGAGCAGATGGCGTTTTCTGATCCAGCAACTCCTGGAAATATTATATTCGCCAACGAAGAAATTCTGTATGGTTCAGATGAAAAGGCTTTGTATGTATCACATTTGAACATAAAAGATATAACAATAAAAGATAATTATACAGGAAAAGTCTTAACAAAATCTCCACTTAACCCAGAGTATTATGTTTGGTCGATTGCTTCAGAAACAGCTACACCAGGAACAACAGGATATATTCCACTTTATGCTGAGGGAGAATTCTTAATAACTACAGCAGACTTTATAGTTAGCGGTGAAGACAAGTATTCTTATTCAGCAAATAAGATAATGGTCTATAATAGCGCAGCAACTGGTGGAAGCATTCTTATTCCAGGAAGAGAATACACAGTTAGCTATGCCCTTGCAAAAGCATTCTATATAGATAGAAATGTTTATTCTGAAACAAAAGATGAATATGTTGCAAAACTGTATTTCTCCGCTACTCCAAATTCTACTGCAGAATATAAAATAACATATGAATCAGCAATTCAAGAAACATCCACTCCACTTGGTCTCTATTTAAATAACGCAGAACTTCCAGTTGAAGAAGGCTATGTTTATGTATCAGATGATGAATACGACTTCTATACTGCAGTTGTTGAAATTACGCCAAATGGAATATCTAAAAATACAGATGATTTAATTTACTTAACAATAACATCTTATGATCAAGTTGGTAACTTTAAACCATATCAAACCTTTAGAATTTCTAGCGATCTTTTAGAAATGGAAGATGAATACTTAACTACAAATAAATATGGTGTAGCAAAAACAAAGTTAAGATTTACAGGTGTTCCAACAAATAGTCTATACGCATCGCTACTTGTGGCTGGCATTTCATACCCTTCACTATATGCACATGACAATAGTGATTCTGGATCATTTATATTTGGAACCAATATTGAATTTATTCAAAATTATAATCCAGATTATAAATTAAGTGCAGTTGCAGCTAAGCCAATAATAGAGGCAGATGGATTAAGCGATAACTATATCAAGGGTTATATAAGACAGGGGAATACTCCATTGTCTGCAACTCCTATAATTTACTGGAGAAAGGCTAGAACATTCTACGACCTACTTGAGAACGTAGACTACAGTGTCAACGCAAGTACTCCAGGAAGAAATCTTAATTCTGGCTACGTGTACGCAGACAATCTAGGTAATTTCTCAATTGGTCCTTTCTATAGTCAGCCAAGAAATAATCCAGGATATTGGTTTGTCTCCCTGGAAACAGAGTTGGCCGCAACTCCGTCATCTACCCCAAATATTAATTTTGGAGACATCTCATACTGGTATGAAAGATTTGATAACGTTCAATATTTAAATGAAGAAACAGTGCTGCCTGGGTACTATATAACCACAAGTAACGATTTGGATATTATGGCTACTCCAAATTTCACTTACAATTTAATTAACCAAGATTACGGTGCAACACCTTCTGGGAAGCTCAACTGGACTCCTCCTAAGTGGGTTCCTATTAATTACTACGACCAATACCAGATGGGGTTATTTGGATCAACTCCAAATACAATTGCAACGCCTAATGGCAGAATTGGCTATGAGGAATCATAATGAAAATATTTGAAAATATAACCGCCTTAGGGGATGAAGAAGCTATAAAGATTGGCAATGTCGTACCTTATAACGCAGCGGGGCTTGCATATTTTGCAAATAAAAAACTGAGTCCAAAAGATAACTTAAAAATTATAGATGTTTCTGAAACCATAGCTGAAAATAAAGTATCAAATCAAGAAGAAACAAAGTTCCTTTATGCCAATGAGCTGGGCATTCTCCAGGACGAAAACGGTAATGCTGATGTATACAGTCCAGACATTACAATTAGCGATATAGCTCTTTCAAAAAATTTTATTACAGAAAGAATTTATCCAGACAAAATAAATGAAACAGATTTTTTACATTATTATTATGTAAGTAAATTTTTTGTTATAGCTCCAACCGGTTATTCTATAATAGATTTAGATGATTATTATGATATTTCTTTTTATAAAAATATAAATATTAAAGTATTAGATTCGCAAAATCAAGAATATGTAGATAAAAATAGTTTAAGAAAAAAGTATAAAATATTATTAGAGCCATATATAACTGAGACCAATTCTACAAACTCAGAAATACCATATAGAATAATAATTGGATTAGATTCATCCGATCCAGTTAATCTTAAATTGGTTTATGATAAAGTAGTTTGCGATTCTAAAGGTGAAGTTCTTTCACAGAATTTAAGATATACAGAAACAATAAACGCAGTTCCTTTATATACTCAAATAGCAGAAGAAGCTCAAGTTATATCTAAGAATAATAAAAAAGTATTTTCAATTAAAAAATTAAATAAAAAATATTCAGATATATTTACTCATAACTTAGATTATAGTAGCCATCAAGTTTTTGTTCCAAGAAAAGCTTTGTTTGATAATAGAACATATGAAGCATTTAACTGGAGAGTAGTTGCAAGAGTTAATCAATCAGTTAATTTTGACATCGTTGATAACTCAAAGAACGCAGAAGAGTCTGGAGAGATAAAGCAAAGGACTATAAATGTTGGGGTTCTTTACGATTCCAATGATACAACTTCTTTAGAAAATATCAAACCTTATGTTTTTTATAGATTAGAAAAATCTTCTTTTAATCTTTCTAAGTACGTTTTTCAAAATCCAAAAGTTGAATCTGGATTTTGGATCCAATCTATAGAAGGCGGCAAACCAAATAAGTCTGAGGCAAGATATTGGATGGTGGATATTCAATCTGTAGATAACCTTGATGATTATGACATTCTTTCTTTTGCGCCAACTTCAAGACTTTCTGAAAAAGCTACAAATATATTAACAAATTATATAACCATTAAAAACGGAACACTGCTGGTTGATGCATCATCTTATCCTGGAGATGTTCCATTTATATTTAGCGACATTAAAATTAAGAAACAAGATGTATCAGCTGCAGTAGTAGCGTCATACTATGAGTATATAGAATCTTCTGTACTTGATGAAAATAAAAATGGTGGTTGGAACATTGATTCAACAATATTTAATAAGCCACAATATGGATTATTTGGAATCAAAAAAGCAAACTATAGATATCTAGATTTAACAAACACAGATAAATCTTTTTTGAACATAGGAATAAGCTCAAGTTCAAAGTCTAGTGTTGGGGCAACATTCACATTTGGAGCTACCGGAGATAAACTTGCTCAAGGTAATATCATATTTACTTCTTTTTCATTCTTAGAATACTGCAATACTGTATACAATACAGCCGATACACCAAGTATTACAGATCTCAATATTGGTCCGGTAGCTTACGATCAACAAAATTACCTACAAATGCCGGGCTTCGTTGAGGGTCCATTTAAGCTTCTTTATAACTCAGTAGCCTATGCACTGTACAGTAGTTCTCAACTATCTAAAAAAGTTGACATTAGACCTTCTCTATATAACTTTGTTGGCCCATGGGAATCATCTTGGGTTATGGATCAAGATGTTCTTTTTGATGATGAAAAGAGTAAGTACTTTACAAATGTTTCTTCAAATTCATCAGTCATTAAATATGCAAGAGACTTGATTCCAAATAAAGATTCTATTGTAAAATATTACTTAGAAAAAGTAACACAATCAATACCTTCTTCTGTATCTTCTCACATAATTAATCCAACAGTGTTAGCTAATAATACTGATTTTTATATAGAGATAACAAATCCAGATGTTATTGTTTCTTCACCTGCAAAAATATCCAATCTTTCTGAAGTAAAAATTACTAATTCTTCTTTAGAAAATTTTTCAACTTCTTATTTTATATATAAAATTGTAGATAAAGATCAAAAAATATTTGCGTTAACAGAAAAGAAATCTAACCCACTCCACATTCCAAGTGGCTATGGCACATATGCGCTAAGAGAAATGAAAGAAATAAAAGTTGGTGGAACTAGAGCTATCAATTCTTCAATAACTCCTAGCGCATATTTTAAATCATATCCATTCTCTTTAGCTACTAGATATTCTAGAGTTTCTGCAAGTGAAAAATCAATTGCTTTTAGTGGAACTCTAAGAACAAAACTTAATCTAGAGTACACAGCTGATGCTGCGCTAAGATCTGTATCAATCATAGGAATAGTTACAAGAAACTATGCTTTTAAAAACAAGATAATAACACACCCTTCACCATCAGAGCCAGACGTAAATGTTCCTGGAGTAGACGTAAACGCTGTGCCGTGTACTGATATAGTTTCTGCTAGAGAAATATTAATAAGTGGAAGACAAAATATACTAAGCAATTTGACTTTAACTAATTTTAAAAACTTTGAATATACTTGGGATATAGATGTAGCTCAAAGTGGATACCCAATTGAAACCTGGAGAGTTGGATCAAAACACCCTTATGTAAGATACGTTAAAATAATGATGCAGGTATCTGGCCTTTATAATATGAAGGCTAAAACAGAAGATAACAATACATACACGGCTGCTTTAAGCGCAGCTGTAAAAAAGTTTCAGACCAAGGTTGGCACAGGTCAAGTTGGAGCAGGACTAGTTCCAAGAGTTAAGTTATTGTATCCACCAGATGGAGTTATTGATAGCGAAACAAAATCTTTAATGGCTTATGTCTTAAGATTTTGGAGAGTAAATGAACCAATTTATTATAATAATGTAATTAATTTAGCACAACAGTACGGAGTCGCGCAGTTTCCTGAAGCTGTATTTAAGCAAATATCTGCTTCTGAAATCAATTCTGGCAATCCATATAGAAGAATTTCATTTACAGGAAACGTTAGCGCTTCTCCTACAACAATAGAAGATTTTATATTCTTTGCCATCCCAGAACCACAAAAATATGAAAAAGTTAGAAATGTAACTATAAAATTTGAAGGAGCTCCTTGGAACAAGGTTAAGATAGTTGGATATGGATACACTGATTCAAATCCAATTGATGTTGGAACAACTAAGATTGCATCAAATTTAATTTATAAATCATATAAAGTACATAAAGCAAATGCTCCGGCGATAGATTCTGCAAGCAATATAACAATACCAATCAATGCGCCTACTAGTACATGTAGATATATGTTTGTTCGTATTCAAACAAACGGCAAACAGTTAGGTGGCAAGTATGGAAACCTAGCTGAAGGATTTGGAATACTTTCGATAACTGCAGATGTAACAACGCCAGCTACAACAAAACGACCAGATGATATCATTGAAGATCAAATACTTGATTTTAACGAAGTTCATCAAGCTTTCCCAAGTGTTAATAAACCAACTATAGAAGAGTTGGCTCAATTCTGGTTACTTGATAAAGACGGTAACCCAGATCCAAATCTCTCTTGGTTAAGTTCTCCTAGAGAAGATGGATCAAGCTTAGCTACATCTCTAGATAAGCATTTAATATACACAACTTTAGAAAATAAGTTTTATGGTTGGGATAATGATAATTCAAAATGGGTAGAAGATCTCGTTTACATAGAGCAGCCAAGTGAAGCTGACCCAGAGCTTATAGAAGTAGTTAATGTTGTAAAAGATTTTGATGAAATCTCAAGAGATATAGTTTATAAAGATAAAATTCAAACAACAAAATTAAAAATAAATGCTATTGGATATTTAACAGAAAGTTTTGAAAACCTTTCTTCCTTATCTCCAATTAATAAAGAATATAATCTTTCATATTTAAATGGAAAAAATATTTTATTAGACAGCATAGAATATACGTATTTAGGTAAAAAGTACACTAAGACATTTAGTCCACAACTTGCGGTAAATGATAGTTCATTAAATAATTTAGTAAACGAGTTAATTGTCCAAGATCCCAATGCAATAGATACTATAACAAACAAGGGAATAACTGTAGACTTTACTAAGGTTTCAAGCGCATCAATAGATGTAGATAACTCTGTGCAAATTTTAGAAATAAAGTCATCCTCAGATGCTCAAACAGTCAACGCAAATAGCGTAGCCACCATTACATATGGTGGAATTATTCCTGACAATATCACAAGTCAAACTAAACAAACAACTAGCGTTTCTTTGACTACCTCCGCATCATATTACGGTGATTCTAAAACTTATATATCTGAAGAAAAAATTGTTAATAATTTTCAATTGATTACAACTAATGGTGGAGTAATAGGCAAATTAGATTCAGTTACAGCAAATGATGGAATAGTTCTTTTATCTGACGTAAACGGCAAACCTGTTGGAATACCAACTCCAGGGGAAGTAAGAGACGAGATTGCAACCATTACTGTATATGATCCTTCATTTAAATTTGATATTAATTACGGATATGTTTCTGTTAATAATAAATTATTTAAAGATGAAGGATTATTTTATGGATTTTATGATAAGAATGAACAAGAATTTATAGGAAAACTTATTTCATATAATGAAATAATAACAAGAGGTGTAAATAATATATATCTTGCAGTCATGGCATATGACGCTGATGGAAATATAGGTGATAAGGTTGATTATGTTGGCGTACAAAGCACGAACACATTTAAGCCAGTTAACATTTCTCCTAAAATGATTACACCTGTTTATTCCGTAAAATATAAAAACTCTACTGCTATAAAAGTAGCAGAAATGTCAGACGCTGCTAGTGGCAAGGAAGCTTGGCCGTTAAGAATAACAGCTGGATCATTTAATAAAATTGTTCCAATAACCAAAGATTATATTTACACCGATTGGAAATCTAAGTATGTAAATCAATATCTATATTGCACATATGATACATCTGAAGCAATATTAGATAGTAAATTTTCTAGAATTTTTGGAGAAAACTGTAAAGATATAAATAATGAAATTCCAATTATAGTATCTACAGATAGAATTAAACTTCGTCATACTCCGATACTGCACTACACTATGACCATAGAAGACGAAGTTGAATCTGTAGTTCCAGCAATAGTTCCAGCTGTAAGTATTTACATTAGAGCAAGTGAATCGGCAACTTGGTCAAAGATTCCTAATTCTTTAATAAAAGATATAGATGCAGAAAATGGAATTATAGAATTTGAAGAACAAATAATTTCGTCAGATCCTTCTTTGATAAAAGTAGATTATACTATAAAAGATTCTACAATTTGGATGTATCAAGTTGAAGGCGAAGAGATACCTTTAAATCCATTCTTAAATAAAGATAAGATTGATAATAATAAGCCGCTGTACATCTACTTGATGCCAACAAAAATAAACATATTGAATACACCGGTTCATATTATGTTAGAGGGGTTTGATCCACAGTCATCTACTACAATAAAAATACCAGTAACAGAGTATAATAATTCATATCCTGTTCATTTTACTTATGACCCAAGTATCTTCGATAAGATGTCTCATAAATACAACCCTATCGCACTTCCAATAGGAATCATCTACACCACCAATAACCCTGAACAAAAATCAGTAGATATATATGATGTAAGAATTAAAGGTGGCGGAGTTGTATCGGACATAGATTCATACACAACTCTTTCCCAGATAGATGGAACACACGCTTACTGGGATATGTACTCAGTGAGTCCAAGAGCTTATCCAAAGGGTGGATATGTGGCCATTAGAATACCAGACGGAGTTAAATCTAATTTTACTAATATTGAAGAAATTTATGATATAGTTAATAGAAACATTACAGCTGGTGTTTCCTTTGAGATTCAAAATTTAGACGGTATAACATGGACAACAAAAAATTATGAATAAATTTCTTCCAACTATAATGAACACCTTATCAAATAACTCACAGGCTTCTGTTAGTTCTTTGATAAAAGAAATTAAATCAAGCAAGCAAGACATTCAGTCTTTGGTTTCAAGATTAAATCTATTTAAAGCAGATTCTAAATTTTCTCCGTCCACCTTCTCATCATTTGCAGAACTTAATAAGATAGTGTTCACTGACATATTTAGAGATGCTGATCTCAGGATAAGAAACTACTATGCTTCTGCAAATTTAGTTAATCTTTTTATTAATTCTATAAAGGATGTTTTCTCTTCAGAAATACAAAAAATAGAAAAAGATATAGAAAACTTAGAATTGTATATAGATAACTATGAATACATTTCTGGAAAAGATGATTTGTTTAATTCTAATTATATAGAAAAATTTGATAACTTCATGAATGACTATACGGCTGATAACAATACAATTGTTCTTACCGATAGAGACGGAGAATTTTTCGATACTTTAGGGAATGGTTTTATTGATACTAGGTTGGGAATATTTAAAATCGGGGAAAAAGTATTTAATAAGAATTTATTAGACTGTACAGTTTCGATAGTTAATAACTATGATAATTATATAACAACAGACACTGGATTTGATAAAGTATTAAATGATGTTACAACAGATGCCTGGTCGGTAACTGCAAAGTCTCCAATAATACTTACTTCAAAATTATCTAATTATTCTAAGTATATAAATTATTCAACAAAGTATATTAACGGAGCACAAACAGTAGTAGAAATTTCATTTGATGCACCACAAACAATGGATTCTATTTTAATTAATCCAAACTTAAGTAATGGATTACAACTTTTACAAGTTGTTCTTTTTGAAAAAGATTTTTGGGATATAAATAATTATTCAGACACCTATGACGACACGCTCCCTAATGAATCAGAGTTTTTATTTAGGGAAGAATTTGGTGTACTTTCTGCTCCGAGAGCAATAGATGGTTTGACGGAAATAATGTTTCCTAAGAGCACTGTTAAGATGGTTATATTAATTTTTAATCAACCAACTTATATCAGAACAGAAAATATGCCAGTAACAACTGAGATAAATTCAAAGGGACTGTATAACACTGCTAAGATAATTAAAGAAATAAAACAAAAGAATACAGACAAGCTTCAGAGTCTTGTGTATAATCTTTTCTTAAAAAACAATTCGTATAATCAAACATCAAAAAATGAATACAATAGCATAGATAATTATTATAGTTATAAATATCCTGTGATTGATAAAGGTTTTTCCTCAATGGATTATCAGGGTAGTTATATTTATGAAAAATTTGACATGGACACAACTAGCGTCTTACCAAGTAATCTTATATCAGATTTATTTAAAAACATTTTTATTAACTCAATGGGAGATAATGGACAAATTTTTGAAAAATCAGTTTTTATTAATTCAGATAGCAACGTAAGATCAAACTTTAATTTTAATAAACCAGTATTTTTACCAGTTCAAAATAGTAATAATGTTTCATTCTCTGATCAAACAGGAGTTGAAAGCAAGCAGCCTTGGAAGAAACCTCTCCTCAAAGAACTACTTAATACAGAAGTATCTAATGCCTATGAGTATTCTTTTTCTATTAAGTCTATAGATTTCTGCGAAGTAACTCCAAATGAAAAAACAAAAGCATGTTTTGTTAGTAAGAAGATAAATTTTAATGGTTACCCTTTAGCTATTAAAGCAAAGGTTATTAAAAATCAAAATGAATTTAATTTATTGAACTCAACATTAGATTTAAAGTATCCGGTATCTTATGAACTTTCAATATCAAACAAAGAGAATCCTTCAATTGAAGAAGATTGGCTGCCAGTATGTGAATCTGGAGTTGACGTAATTGATTCAGAAGTTTTGTTTTTTGATCAACAATCATTTTCTTGCAAGACTAGATTTCCTTTCAAGACAGATACAATTAAAATTTTTAAAAACGGGACAATAGTAAATCCAAGTCAATATAAATTAAATGGCAATAATATTATAATTACTACACTTGAAAGAGATTCAATTTATTCTTGTTCATATACAATAGATTTATCTCTATATAATGTTGATTATGTAGATTTTTTTAGACTTGGCTTATTAGATGAAACATTAAAGTCTTCTTCTGGATCAGGCAATTCTAATGAGACCTTTACTGGAACTGATGCGCTAAACAGAATACAGCTAGCTCAGATTCCCCATATAGATACAAGAAATATAAACACAGCTATATATAGCAAACTAGTTGGTACTGTATTTTCTGGCAGCCAACAAGGATATAGTCCAATAAAATTACAAATGCCGGATGGATCTTTTGCTATAAACTTAACCAACTACACTGGAACTAAAGAATTCCCAGAATTTCCAGAGTCTACTGACCTATATTACTTCATCCAAAATGGAAAAAATATTATCTTTAATAAACAAATTGATGGAGATATAACTGCATTCTATGATTACTTAGCAGATACTATTAGATTCAGATTAATAATAAGAAAAAATACTTCAGATACTACATTTAGTGGTGCAGCTGATTTGGTTCTGTTAAAAGCAAAAACTAAAAATTATGATCCTTATTACGATAAATTAACTAAAACAATTTCTACAAATTAAGAAGATACTATATGGCACAACTTTCTCCAATTACATTAGTTTACGATCAAATAGCTGTCAGCATCGCTGCTATTGTCAAGAAGCAGTCTGAAGGAAAATATGTTACTAAACAAGATGTTCTGCAAGAGTTCCACAACTATCTAACAGAAATACATGAGAAGGTAAACTCACCACAAGCTTCATTGGAGTTGTTTACTCTTGGAGAGCCACCATCATCTACTAAGATGAATAAATTTGTAAACGCAATAAGAGATGATATTAACGTATCAGCAAAACAATTAGACTTCTTAAACGCAAAAGCAATTAGTATTTTTAATTTATTTTCTTCTGAAATAGAAAATGAAAAAAAGTATACAGAAAGAATTTTTTCTAAAACTAAAATACTTCAAATGTATAGCTCAAGTCCATCAAATGACATAGTTTATAATGGCGATTCATTTGAGAATGGAGACTATATTGATTGGGCAAATACTCCAGTAAGTCAAAACCCTATGATTGCTGGCGGCTTTGCTTCAGTAAAAATAAAAGACAACCCTGTAAGATGGCAGCCAAATGAGATAATTATAAATCCATCTAATGGTTTTATAGGCGACAATAATTTAGCTGTAAAAAAAACAAACAATATTTCTGATATTAATTATGAATACAAATTTTTAAATCCACCTAGTACTTCTAATGCAGTTCATATGGCAGACTTGAACCCAGCTTCGTTTTTTGTTTATGAAGCAATTTCTGTTGAACCAAAAGACAATGTATTCCGTCATCAAAATGAATTTTGCTACATAGTTGATGATACTACCTTGTCAACCGCGGCAAAAAACTCCTTAGTTAATTGGTCAAATCATAATATGAATGACCCACTAAGATTAGATTTTACTTTGAAATCCAAATCAACACAAAAAGCTAACTCAATTACAATAACTCCAAACTTTGATTCATCTAAAATTGTAAAAGTAAAAAATATATATATTAAAGATAGTTCTGGAAAAGAAGAAGATATTTTTTCAGGAGAATATTTTATAGGGTTATCCGTAGAAAATTTAACTAAAGAATCAGTGAAGAACTACTCACTTAATTCAGCAACCTTTCGCTTTACAGAAAGAACAGTTTCAGAATGCAGAATCGTTATGGAACAGCCTTATTATAGCGATGTTGAAATTCTTCATAATTATTGGACAACAAATTATCAATTGCAAAATCAAGACAACAGTCCATTCTATGGAACGATTAGATTTAATCCAGAACTTTTAAATAAAGATATGTATAATAAAGTTAATTATAATAAATCTGTAATCATACCACCATTAACTAATCCAAATGTCTTTAAAAAAGATGTATCTTTAAATCAAAATATTAGCATTACTGTTCAGTCTCTTAGTGGTAATGTTGGTTCTAAATTAAAAGAAGAAACATTTAGTGTTCCAATTAAAGTTAACAGAGAAGTTTTACCAGCTAAAAGAATGTCAATAGCAATTTCAGACGTATCTTTAACTTATGAACAATATGAAAATTCAGCTGAAATTATATCCAAATCATATAACTATGATTTACCTGTTGAATCTGTAATGCTAGACATAGATAGTAACTACAATGAGATAGCTAACTCTGGTGCCTATATAGAAGGTTATATTTCTTTTGATTCTGGTAAACAATGGATACAAATTTCTCCAGTTCAATCAGGTTACTCCACAAACAAAACAAGCAACGCCTATGTGCCTGAAGTTTTTTCAATAAATCAAAAAGTTGGAAACGAATTTAAGCTACCCGGCGTACAGTATGTTGATTATCCAAAAACAACAATAAATAAAGTTGCATACAATGTTCCTCAACAAGTTAAGAATATATGTGTTAGAATTAAATTGATTAAAGGAACTGGAAACATTGTTCCTGTAGTCTATTCGTATAAATTAGCAGTAAAGGTTAAACAAATATGAACATATCTATGGTTCAAAAAACAAGATTTCTTGAAAATATATATAAATTATATTATTCAAATGGAATTAAACCAACAGATCATCAGATAAAAAAAGCTTTTAGTGATTATTTTTCTGTAAATAAACCAGGATTTCCTTTAAGGCTAAATTACAATGCGTTGAATTCAGAAGCAAAAACAAACGTAGACTTATTAAATGAGCTTATGGTTAATAGTTTATTTAATTTAGATGTTTTATATGACACCATATTAGATAGCAATGAAGAATTATTCCAAGTTGTTACTTCATTAAATAAAAATATTGAAAATTTAAAAGCAAAAAGGAAAGCGCTTGAGGCAAAGGTAGACGATTTAATATTTGCAAATAATAATTCTGAAGGATACTTTTATTCATATACAGAAAATTTTTCAAATATAGATAAGGTAGATACTTTTTATAGCTCAGCATATGTAGATATCCTTTCCGGATACGCAATGTTAAGTGCCGAAAATTCAGATAGATATACAGTATTTTCTTTGGACAATATTATAAACTCTAGACCTACAATTTCTCTTTATGAAAATGGCACTTTGATTTCTAACACTATTGATTCAACTACATTCAACAATGTTTTTGATGGCCTAAATGACACCTATTGGATGTATGAACATAGAACATCATCTCCAATCCCAGTAGCGTTGACTATGGATATGCCGATATCTAATACTTCAATCATATCAAAGGTAGAAGGATACGTTTTAACATCTAGCCCATTAGATATTCAACTAGTAGTATCTCCTGTAGATGGTTCTCCTCAAGATACTCTGACTAAACTTTCTTCTGGAGACTATAGTTCTTTTAGTTTTTCTTTAAAACCAAAGGCTTACTCTAATGTAAGAATAACTTTCTTTAAAAAAGAACCAGATCTTATCGATAAAAATTCACAGCTACCATACGTTTATAGAATGGGTCTTAGAGATCTTATTATAGGAGCTTCTACGAGGTCTAAATACGGCACCATAGTTTCAAAGCCAATATCTTTACCTGTTGAATCTAATGATCAATTGGTAATTGACTCTGTATCAATGGAAGCAAATGAGCAATTTGTTAACGATGGAGTTATTAATTATTATATTTCGGAAGATAACCCCAGTGCAAACACTATTTCCGACTTTAATTGGATTCCAATTTCTCCAACTGGTTCAGAAAATGCTGGTTTTACATCTGTTGTTAATTTTAATGGATCTGTAAAAAATGTAATTAATCTTTCATCAATTCCAGAAGATGAAGAATTAGAATTAATCCCTATTGATACTACATCAAAAAATATAAATGATTTAAATCCAAATAATAAAATATATGAAAATAAAACAGTTCATAGAATAGCTGCGCTAGATAATGATGAAACATATATTAATCCAGTGTTATTAGGAAATACAAATTCATTTAAACATTTTTATATCTTAAACAATATTCCATTTAGATATAAAGATATAGAAGCTTGGAATAGTGACATCAACGCAATAGACAACACTCTATTAAACAATATACTGTATCAGCAATTGGGAACCATTGCTCCAGGAATAAATTCTCCATCTTCTGGTTATGTAAAAACAAAAATGATTTGTGATTCAGAAAATAATGTTATTAACACTATCAAAAAATCTGTATCAACATTTGACTTAGCGGTATATCTAAATGGAGTTAGAATAGCAGATTTGCCATCGGGTCAATTAAGTCAAAGTATTGAATGGAATTTCCTTGAAGGAATAAATGATATAGTTGTAACTTATGACAAAGCTGCTTCTGGTCAAATATCTTTTTCTTTAACCGAAGGAATTGATTTAAATACTTATGGATCTATATTTACTGATTATTTCTTCTATCTTGATAAATTTGATTTTAGGAATAAAAATATGAATGACAATTTTTATTTTACTATAGATAATCCATTTGGAAGAAAAGAAATAATAGCTTCTTCAAAGATTGAGAATCAATCAAGATTTTCCTATATCTCTAATAATGCCACAGCTCCTAAGGCCATAAGGTATAGGATAGATTTTTCTAGATTTGAAAATCCATTTGTTTCTCCAAAGGTTGATTCTTTAAAGATTAAATTTAAACATAAGGATTTATAAAAAAATATAATTTTAGTACTATATTTAAAGGTGATTAATTATGGCAAAAACATATCCTAGCAAAGCAAAGTATAGAGTGGTTCAACCTTTCTTTGAAAGGTTTAGGCAAAGATATAGGGGCCATAGAAATAGCGTTGATGAAAACAGAGAAATGAATTTCTTTCTAATTGACGTTAATAAAATTAATAATACATTAACATCGATAAGTACAAGTATAGATGATGTTGAAAAAAATTTCATAGGAAATTTAAATAATTTAAATTCTCTTGAAATTTCAGAAGATGGTTTATTTTATGACTTGAGTCCTATAAGAGTTTTTTATCAAGACGTATACGAATTAAATACTCCGGCAGAACAGTCTTTATACTTATCAAAAGCAAATAGACTTTCAGCAATTTTAGCAAGACTAGAAACTAAAGTAACAAGAATAGAGAATGGCAGATAATATGACAGAGATAATAAACACCAAAAAGAGGGACGCACAATATGCGGGTCCGGTGGATAGCAATGATTATAATTCAAGAATAGAAGAAAACTATCAAGACCTCTTATTTCTTTATAATAAAGCTAACATAATCGATGCCAAGCTACAAGAAGCTTTTGAAAGAGTTCTAAAAGACCATGCAATGTTATCCAATGCTATCGTAGATCTTTCCAATAGGATCTCTGCACTAGAGGTGGATGATGGAAGAGTCTCTATTTATTCTTATTCTCAAATAGATTATGCTAGATTTACTGGAACTGAATTCTCAATTGGTTCTTCAGAATTACTTTCAATTGACCCACATTATAATGTTGTTACCCTTCCTAAAGTAGCAAACGCATCAAGTTCAAAAATAAAATTCTATAATCCTTCAAATGGACAAGTAATATCAGATTTGTTTAAGGTTAATATCCAAAACAATATTGGAGGTATAGATAGTCCAGGAGCAATCGTAAACACCACACCTGTTTACAATGCAATCTTGGATGATCCTACCAAAGTGTGGAGTAGAACTATAGTCAGCGAAACAAACGCACTAGGCGCAGCACAACTCACATTCTATTGCAAGATATCTGCAGAATTTACCGGATCGTTAAAAACAAATTGCGTAAAATTAAATCCATATCCAATGCATTCAGTAGGCGTGTATTCGATTGAATATACCAATAAGGAAAATCCTACTTTAACAGACGCAGATGGTTGGACGCCATTGAACTTTAACTCTTTATACGATGGAGAGCAGCAGGCTATTGGAAAGGTTCCTCCGGGAGCTTGGATTATAGCTGGAACTGATGAGGTAAAAAACTCTTCTCCGCTGTGCTTCTATTTCTCGGACATAGATATGACTGCAATAAGAATTGTTTTACGTCAAGAAAACTATTTCAAAGAACTTGGCAAGTATGTCTATACGTATGGTCTTTCAGATTTAGATATTAGATATGATAAATTTGCAACGTCTGGCAAAACAATATTTAATTTTAAGGCACCAAGCGATAAGCTGATAAGTGCTGTTGTTAGCGTAGATCCAGTAATCTTTAATGTTCCAAGATCTCAGATGTCAAATGCCTTTTCATACAGGGTAATATATCAGGACGGGGTAAATTACAGCACAAATAATCCTGGAGCCTCTAGTGAAATCTGGGTTGAAGTAACCCTCAATATGTTAGACGATAAGACCCCTCCAATTTTGTCAGATCTAATAATAGATTACGACTATATTTCAGCTGAATAAATCATATTTAATTTAACAAATAAGGGTTTGAAAAACCATACTTATTTTTACTATATAAGCATCGAGTTTCTATAAGGAGATTATATAATGGCTACATTTTACGTTGGTCCAAGACCTGTTTTGAGGGGCCAAAACACCAATGATATGGTGAACCCATATTATACAATGACCGGCAAAGCTAAGGGTAAGGGAACATATTCGTACTACCCACTCTATAACAGTAGCCAGTTACTCGGAGGCGCGCCAGACAATGCATATACCCCTGGAACTGGAGCTCGTCCTGGCAATAGACTTATGTCACAGTTGTTCACCGGCTCAACATTGTATGCTGGCACCACACCTTTGGCTGGAACATTTGCAGACGGCAGTGCAACATATGATGGCGCAAGATTCCGCCCCCTTGAATACAAGGGTATTGCAGGAGCACAGGCTCTTAATGGAGGCCACGCTAAGAGAAGTCTATACTACGGTTTCTATAGCAACTTTGTATTCGACGGTGTTACTTCTGCAGAAGTTATGCCATCAGGATATGGCCACGCAGCAAGAACAGATGCACAAGGTGCTCCAAACTCATTTGGTTTGTTTAGACCAGACGAGTTCCATGGTGTTGCTAGTGCAGTAATTTTTACCGCAGATTATGGTCAACCAAACACAACTACAATTTATGGTAGAGCTAATCCAAAAAGATGGACAGGTGTTCCTTCAGCACAAGCATTGTAATAAATTACAAAAATATACTACTGAGCATTAGTCTCTCGTGATATACTTGTAGTCACGGAAACCGACGCTCAGTAATGAGACGAAGATATCCCGCCCCCACAAGGGCGGGATAATCTTTTTCTAAGGTGACTTTATAAGTTTTAGTAGTTTTATGAAGGATTATCAATGTCTTTAGATATTTTAGAAAAAGTAATTAGCGAAGATACGATACCAGTAGAAGTGGCAGAAAAGTATCTGCACATATTTTTGGGTCCAACTGATTGGAAGAAAAATATAAATAAACTTTGGGAAATATCTGGATCAAAGTCAAAGGATTCTGAAACAAGAAAAGCTTTTATGAAGAGAGCAATAAGCTGTGCTGTTTTGTTGCCTTATACGGAAAAGAGTTTAGTTCCATCACCGCCAGAAAATCTTTTATTCTGGTGCACTGCATGGGTTCAGTTTAATGAAAAAGATTGGTTTGATCTTTTTAAAAAAGTTATAAAAGAAGATATTGACATAGCAAATAATAGAAATCAGGCTATACTATTAGGTGTCATAGATCCAATAGATGTGTCACCATTGAATAGGCAAGCTTTTAATTGGCTCTATGAAAAAGCTAAAGAGAATGAAGATTTAGATAGTTTAAACGTAGAAGAATTAAAAGTAAAATTTGCAAACATTGTTAAATCATATGGTGGAGCAGTAGTTTGTAACATGTTTGTTAACCACAAAAAGAATGTAAATAATGTTTTCAATTGGAGAAGTGGATACTTCTTTGAGAGAGAGATACATAAAGTATATTCTTTGCAAGACTTGTTGAAGATAAAGAATACAGAAATTCAGAAAATGAATTCAAAATATATTAGAAAAATAAATAACTAGGAGATAAAAATGGCCGAAGAAATTGAAAATGGTAATCCAGATCTAACACCAATAGCTAATAAATCTGCATCTATGTTTTCTTTTAAGTTAACAGATGATTTCATTTCAAGCTACAAAGATAAGTTTGCCCCGTTTGGATATAGAGATGCAGGTGGTAACTCTGTTGGAGAGATTACTTTTCTTCGTACATATTCACGTCTTAAAGAAGACGGAACAAAAGAAACATGGTCAGATGTTTGCGAAAGAGTAATTAACGGAATGTACTCTTTACAAAAAGATCACTGTAAGAAAAACAGACTTCCATGGAATGATGCTAAGGCACAGGCTTCAGCCAAGGAAGCATTTGATAGATTGTTTAATCTAAAGTGGACACCTCCAGGACGTGGTCTATGGGCAATGGGTACAAACATTGTTAACATACAAAAGAACTCAGCTGCACTCCAGAACTGTGCTTTTGTTTCTACTGGAGAAATGAATAAGTTTAACCCAGCAAAGCCATTTGCTTTCTTAATGGAAGCATCGATGCTAGGTGTGGGTGTAGGATTTGATGACAAAGGCGCAGACAAAGACTTTGCAATATACGAACCAAAACAACCAGCCAATAGCGTTCCTTATCTAGTTCCAGATACTAGAGAAGGTTGGGTTGATTCAATGGCCATGCTTTTAAATTCATACTTAAAGCCAGATCAAGAAGAAATACAATTTGATTATTCTCTTATAAGACCAGCAGGTACCCCAATTAAAACATTTGGCGGTGTCGCAGCAGGTCATGAACCATTAGAAAAGCTTCATGTTCACATTAGAAAAATGTTTAACGGTAGAAAAGGCGACAAGCTTACAAGAGTAGACATTGCTGATATCGGTAACGTCATAGGTGTATGCGTGGTGTCGGGTAATGTGCGTCGTTCAGCTGAACTATTAATAGGTCGCTTAGATGATCAAGACTTCTTGAATTTAAAGAACTCAGAACGTTTCCCAGAAAGAAACTCATATGATTCTAGTGCACCAGGTTGGGGTTGGATGTCTAACAACTCTGTGGAAACAGCAGTTGGAGCAGACCTTTCAAGCATCGTAGAAGGCATTTCTCTTAACGGTGAACCAGGAGTAATCTGGATGGACATGTCACGCAAATATGGTCGCTTAGCTGATCCAGCAAATAATAAAGATCATAGAGTAGCTGGATACAACCCGTGTGCAGAGCAGTCATTAGAGTCCTACGAGTGCTGTACGCTAGTTGAAACATATTTAAATCGTCATGATTCATTAGAAGATTACAAGCGTACGCTAAAGTTTGCCTACTTATATGCAAAGACTGTAACCCTACTTCCAACACACTGGGAAGAAACAAATGCAATCATGCAACGCAATCGTCGCATCGGTGCCTCAATGTCAGGCGTAGCTAATTTTGCTGACCGTGTTGGTGTTCCAGCATTGCGCGAATGGATGGATGAAGGATATAAAACTGTTCAGCGTTATGATAATGTATATTCTGAGTGGTTGGGCATTCGTGAATCAATTAAGATGACGACAATTAAGCCTTCAGGAACAGTTTCAATTCTTGCTGGTGAGTCACCAGGAGTTCACTGGACACCAGGTGGAAAGTTCTTTAATAGAACAATTAGATTCTCTAATGATGATCCTATGTTGCCACTATTTAGAATGGCAAACTATAGAGTAGAACCAGCTTCTGAATCACCAGATACTACATCTGTAGTATACTTCCCCATCAAGTCACAGGCAGCAAGAGCAGAGCGTGATGTTACAATCTTTGAAAAGATGTCACTAGCTGCAATTGCTCAGCGTTATTGGTCAGACAATTCAGTTTCTGTTACAATATCATTTGATAAAGATAAGGAAGCACAGCACGTGGGTACTGTTCTCCATATGTATGACGGTCAATTAAAGACAGTATCATTCCTCCCAAGCGGAAATGATACCTATCCACAAATGCCGTACACACAAATATCTGAGCAAGAATATACTGATGCAACAATTAATCTATTCCCTATAGATTTGAGCGGAGTGTATGCTGGCATGGCTGCAGACGCAATCGGAGAACGCTATTGCACTACAGACGCATGTGAAATTAAATTCATAAAGGATAACACTAAATAATAATCTGGTGATATAATATATATATGGATTTAGAAAATACAATTCAGGTTCTTGACAAAGGATACGTGAGACTTGTAGATACAATGGGTAGTGATCTATCTGTAGTTAATGCTGCTCGCGCATCCTTTGCTAAAGAATCTAAAGAATTAGAAAAAAAAGATGTTCAGTTAATTGATTTCTTAATTAGAGAAAATCATATGTCTCCTTTTAGGCATGCATTTGCTACCTTTGAGTTTAAGGCTCCATTAATGGTTGCGCGTCAACACTGGAAATATGTAGTTGGCTCAGACCATACTATGGATTCTTGGAATGAATCTTCAAGAAGATATGTAACCATGGAACCAGAGTTTTATATACCAGGCGTTGAAGAATGGAGACTAGCACCGGAGGATAAGAAGCAAGGATCCGGTGGTCCAATAGGTCCTTGGATTGGTTCTATATTAACAGATGAGCTAAATAGATACATAGAACAAGGTGAAGCACTTTATAAAATGGCAATGGATAACAACGTTGCTGCAGAACAAGCTAGACTCTTTCTCCCTGCGTACGGCATGTACGTTGTTTATAGGTGGACCTGTAGCTTGCAGTCAATAGCTTTGTTTCTTAATCAGAGATTAGAAGAAGCAGCTCAGGTAGAGATTAGAGACTATGCTAGAGCTGTGCTAGCATTGATACAGCCTATATTCCCAGTAAGCATTAGTGGATTGGTTGATATTAGAAATGTTTAAAAATTTATCATTAGCATTAGTTTATTCTGTGTTAATTAACTGGTGTGTTAGTATGCAAATACTGAATCAAGTATCGAAGAATAAAAATGTAAAAATTGTATCAACAATTATGTCAGTCCTACTAGGTTTTATAAGTGGATTTTTACTACTGGTAAATTAATGATAACCAAAAAAGATAATCAATTTATGCAGCTTTGCGAGTCAGCTGCAAACATATTTTCTACCTGTGGAAAAAGAAAGTACTCTTCAATACTTGTTGATTCAAATAATCATATAGTTGGCTTTGGTTACAATGGTGGGCCAAGAGGATTTGTGCATTGTCAGGACGGTGGATGTGATCGATTAAAGCAGAATTCTGCCAGTGGCTCAAGCTATGAAAATTGTATAGCAATCCACGCAGAAGCAAATGCATTCCTGCACTCTGATTATAATTCAAATCCAGAAAAGATATATGTTAATGGACCTCCTTGTTTTTCTTGCGCTAAGCTAATAGCAAACAGTACAGTTAAGACTGTATACTACAAAGAAGACGTAAGTTATTTAGACTGGAATAACGTAGAAAATTTCTTAAACAAAGCAAACATTAAAACAATAAGGGTTAAATAATGCCAGCATCAAAATTAAACTACCTTGTAGTATACAAGAACCATAGTCAAGTATATGGATGTTCATCGCCTAAGATAGCTTTAGATTCTCCTCCGCCAGAAGGTTTGACAGAAGAAGATAAGAATATATTTTTTGTAACATTTGAACCGGATTCAGATAATATTTGTTTATACAAATATTCTGATTCACAGTCCGAATTAGGTGGGTATGATTTAGATGATAAAATAGATAAACCAAAAAAGGCAACAAAAAAAGAAAAAAATTAATATGGCAAAGAAAATAAATGAAAAGAAAAAAGTAAATATTAAGCTTGAGTCAGGTCAAACATATTTAATAACATCAATAGATCAGATGTTGCAAATATCAAATGCTCTGATACACTTAGCATCGTCCATAAAAGATGAAAAGGAAAGATTAAACCTTCTTCATCTAAGTGAAGAAGCAATAAAGGCCATAAATGAAAATCAATTTACCAGTAGAAATACAGACAACAGCAATGAATGGGAAGACTAAATTATTTATAGCTGGATTTATTATTGGGGCAGCTACATATCTTCTTAGAAAGAACGAAAAGATTTCTCCACAAGTAAACACATCTTTTGATCAATATAGAAATAGATTAAAAGAGTTTTTTATTGAGGAAAATATTGAAGCAAAGATGCAGAAGATGTTTGAATATATAGATCATGGAATAAATAAAGAAGATGCGTTTGCTATGATATTAATGGATTCAGAAATAGAAAGATTTTAAAATGATAGATTTATGTGTAGTAAGCTACAATACTAGACCGTTACTAGAAAGACTTTTAAATACATTGCACACCGGTGCAGATAAAGATTTTAGATTATGGAATTTATATATTGCAGATAATGATTCTCAAGATGATACTGTTCAATGGTTAAGTCAAAACGAATCAAATTATAGTATCGATAAGATTTTTATAAATAAAAATATAGGATACTCAGGTGCCTGCAATCAACTTGCTGCTCATGGCAATGGAGAAATAATAGCGTTGTTAAATTCTGACGTTTGGTTTACTAACGAAGATATCAATGCTATACATAGCATATTTGACAATGATGAAAGTATACATGTACTTGGCCCAAAACAACGAGATGAGAACGGATTCATAACTCACGCTGGTATAATCGGAACAAATACAGCTCCAGCTCATAGAGGTTGGAGACAACACGATCCGGAAGATTTAATGTTTAAAGACAGAATACCTTGTGTGACAGTATCTGGATCTGCATACTTCATTAGAAGATCAGTGTGGGAATCTCTTACAAACGACGTAGAGTATAAGCAGATGTACCCATCTTCTATAGGAGCCTTTTTACCAACCCCGCACTACTATGAGGAAACTTGGTGTTCATATTTTGCGCGTCATCGTGGTTACAATGTAGTGTATGATGGAAGCGTATCTATAGGTCACAGCTGGCACGCATCTTCTCCAAAGCCAGGAGAAGGCTACAGCCACGCAGATAGTCAATTTAAAGTAAGTCAATCAATATTTCGCAGAGCGTGCGATCAATTAGGAATAGAAAGAGATTAATATGTCAGATCAATTTAATGTTTATCTTTACAACGCAGAAGTTGTTAAAGTGGTAGATGGAGATACTTTTAAGATTAATATAGATCTTGGTTTTGAGGTTAGCATCGGCCCAAAGAGCGTAAGACTTTATGGAGTAAATACACCAGAAAGTCGCACCACAAATCTAGAAGAAAAGAAGATGGGACTTGCAGCAAAAGAGTTCACTGATCAGTGGATTAAAAAAGCTAATAATAAAGTCAAGATTGAAACCATCTTGGACAAGAACGAGAAGTATGGTAGAATCCTTGCTAGAGTATGGAACGAAGCTGGGGAATGTCTCAACACAGAAATTGTTAAGGCTGGATTAGCTAGAGAATACTTTGGTGTAGGCGACAAAACTTTTGAGGAATTCAAGAAGGCATAATGCAAACATTTTTACCATATGCAGATCTACAGCAATCAGTTCGGGTATTAGATTATCGTAGACTTGGAAAGCAACGAGTAGAAACTTTCCAGGTTCTAAATATCTTGCTTGATCGTACACCAACAAAAGGTTGGCGTAATCATCCAGTCACTTTAATGTGGTCTGGTTATGAAGCAGCTTTGCAGTTGTATCAGAACTATACTATCCAAGAATGGGTAGCTAGAGGATACAAAAACACAATGCAGTATGAAGAAATAATTCCTGATTCAATAGTTATGCCACCTTGGTTTGGTTTAGAAGAATTTCATAGATCACATAGGTCAAATCTATTGCGCAAAGATTACGAATATTATTCACAATTTTTTAACGAAGATCCTAATCTTCCCTACTATTGGCCAGCCAAGGAGGTTGCTTATGCAAACTAGAGTTTTTTTATCTGGAGCAATAGAAGATGTTAAGTCTGATTTTAAATATAGTTGGAGAGATGAAGCAACAGCTTTATTAGACTATAGAGGTTTTAAAGCAGTTAATCCTATGGACTACGCTTTAGAAGAAGAAGACTGTGAACCAAAAGAAATTGTAGATAAAAATCTGTTCTTACAAAAGAGCTGCGATATATTACTTGTTGAGTATAGACTTTTATATCGAGCATATATAGGAACTGATTTTGAAATGACTTGGGCTCACTTAAATAATCAACCGATTATTGTTTGGGCACATCAAGAACTACAGCACCGTGTTTATCTCAAGTTTCTTGCAACAAAAGTTGCAGACACACTAGAAGAAGCTGTAGAATATATAAGCAATACTTATCCATCCAATAAATAAAAAGGAAAAAATAATGGCTGAAAATAAATTCAAGTATTTTACAGTGACAACAACTTCAATTGTAAAAGCTAGCAACATGTCAGAAGCAGAAAAGATTGCCAGCGGTAGTCGTCGCACTGTTTCAGGTGTAGCTGGTGAACTCTTGTTTAAAGATGTTGACGTAGAAAGAATCACAGCTGTAAAAGCTCGCGAACAAATCGAATCATAATAATTATTTTTATTCACGGGGTAGCAGGTAAAACTGCTACCCCTTTTAAGATAGGAAAGAAATGTCGCAACAAAAAATAATTGCGCAAATGGTAGGAAGAAATGAAGCAAGTAAGTATCTTCCTAGAGTCTTAGAAAGACTAAAGAATCAAGTAGACGAAATAGTTTTCACTGACGATTGCTCAGATGACAACACGGCAGACATAGCTTCAAACTTTGCTCACGTATACAAAACTCCAAAACCAATGTTTACCGTACATGAAGGTAGACTAAGAAAGTACGCCTGGTTAAATTTAGAAAACCATGCTTCCGAAGGTGACTGGATCATTGCAATAGATTGTGATGAGATGCTGTACGATGCTTCAAATATTGAAGATATTAATATAAGAAAAGTTCTTAACGCATCAGAAAAAGATGTAGTAAATGTTAGATTCTACCACATGTGGAATGAAACTCAGTACAGAGTAGATAAGCTTTGGACCCCAAATAACAGTACTAGAATTTTTAGATACGCTTCAGGTGGAACATTTAGAGATAGAGCTTTGGCCTGCGGTGCAGAACCAACATATGTATTGGATTGGGTGAACCAAAGAAACTTTTGGGTAAATTCAAATCTGGTAATGCAACATCTTGGATACATCAGAGATGAAGACAAGCAATCAAAATACCAGAGATATTCAAATCTTGACGGTGGTAAGTTTCATAATTTAAATCATATTAATTCTATTGTAGATGAAAACCCAGTGTTAATTAACTGGGGTAATTTTGGAATCTAGGAGCAGCAAATGAAAGATCAAGTACAAGCATCAATTGAGCTAACAAATTTAATGAATAAGAAAGAAAAATTTGCATTCATTAACATCTCTAAGTCTGCAATAGTTGCCTTAAATAAAAAGAATGAAAATAATATTCCTTCTAAATTTAACAAAGAAATTATTCGTTCTATAAATCTAACTGATAAAAAAGTATTAAAGAACATACCATTATCTCTTGTTGAAGAAGTCGAGAATAAAAAACATTCTGGCATCGGCATGGTTAATGATGGAAGATTTTTTAGCCCAAACTTATTTGAATACTATTACGAAAATGATAAGTCTGTATATAATTCCATCTTTGAATTTTACATAAAGAATACATCTAATGTAATTGTTTCATTCCATGATAAGAAAACAATATATAAATTTATGGGATTTAAAACAAATGTTATTAATGTTTCATTTAATAACTATTACAGTAGATTAGAGGAAACTTTTGAAAAGATAGCTGCTTTTGAAGGAAAGGTTGACTATTGTCTTTTTGATTGTTCTTCTCTTGGACTGGCTTTGTCAAATTCAATTTGGAACAAATTAGATATGTCGATTATAGATCTTGGTAAAACTATTAGTTATTCAAGAACATATAATACGGCGGAATGAAATGCATGGGAGCCGTAAAGATAAAGACGAAGATGATCTAGAATTTCTAAGAGATTTATTACTAGAAACTTCTTTGTCTATATCTGACATAGCTAAAGAACTTGGTTGGAGCGTCGCTACAGTTAATAAAAAGATTAATAATCTTGGTCTTACTTGGCTTAAAAACAGTAGAAAAAAAATGTCTAGAGGCCAAACAGCCTTAACTCTAGCGATGCAAAAACTTCTCCCTGGTGAAAAAGTAATTAATGAATTCCATATAGGTGATAAATTAAAGCTAGATGTGTACTGTCAAAAGTATGCCATAGCTGCAGAGTATCATGGTAGACAACACTTTTATTACACCAGTAGATTCTTTGATTCAAAATATGATTTTGAAGAAGCTATAAAAAGAGATCAGAAAAAAGCTCAGTGGTGCAAAGATAATGGTATAGCTCTTATTGTTTTCCGATATAATGATAGTCTTACTGAGCAAGCTGTTTTTGACAGACTGCTTGAAGCAATTAGAACTAGCCCATATAAACCAAAGGAAAAGAATAAGAATGATTTTACTTCTAGTGAGATTTATAGAAGTATAAAGAAAAAGAATTCAGATTACAAAAAGAAACTATACAGATCGATAAAAGAAAAACGAGATGACGACAGAAACAAGTGAGCAAGTAAAAGATAATATTCCTTTAGAGTATCAGATCTTTGCGCTGTCCCTTAGAAAAAAGGGAGCAATAGAATACTTTAAAGAGAATCTTCCTCAAGAAATTGTTGGATCAATTCATGGGGAAAAGGGTATAAATGAATTTTACTTGGCCTTGTTATCTTTTCAAGATGCTACTCAGTTAGATATTGTTGATCCAATAGCTTTTAAGTCTTGGCTAGAAACAGATACCGATATATATGAAGCGTTAGGTGGCAATGCTGGCGTTAATGTAATGGTTGATCTTTTAATGGGCGTGGAACTATCCACAGAAGAATCTGTATCTGAACTTATAAAGTATAAAGCTAATAAAAGAAAACAGATAAACTATCTTCAAGAGCTTCAGTTTATCTTAACCCAAAAGGGACAAAAGACCGAAGAAGATATAGCTAAGATACAAACTCTAACATCTGAAATTAGAGAGTTAGAAAATCAAATTAGATATAATCCATTAGATAAAATTACAACAAGCGCAGACATAGCCAATAGAGTTGATTCTTTATTAGATATACCTAATTTTCTTCCAACTCAATTTAAAGCCTTAAATAGAGCTATGGGCTACACTGACAGCGGAGGGTTCTTTAGAGGCGCTGTACACGCTGTAATCGCTGCCTCAGGCAAGGGTAAGAGCACGTTCGTAAAGTGCTTATGTAACAATTGGTTGGATAATGGCTATAGAGTTTTGTACGTAAACTTTGAAGAAGCAATTGGTCACTGGGAAAGAATTCTCATGACACAAATAATAGAAAAGAATGTTTATTTAGAATCATCAAAGTGGTCAGATGAAGAAAAGAATAAGCATTTAGAAACCTTTAAAGCAAAGTTAGCTGAATGGGGTGACCGTCTTATGGTTAGACATGACCCAGACACTCCGTACTTTGAAGACTTAGAATTTTGGTTAAGAGATATAATCGGGCACAATGTTAATATGCCGGACATAGTTATAATCGACACCATCCAATCAATGTTTACCAGAGGAGCAGGCAAGGGTAAGCCACGTTGGGGTGAGTTTGAAGAGATGATGGTGCGTTTAGAAAAGCTTGCTAGAGATATGAATTGCGCATTAATAATTACTGCGCAAGAAAATGCAAATAGAATGAAAGAAAAACGTGAAGTTGTTCAACAGTCAGATACTGGTGGTTCGCTTGCTATTCAACAAAAGTGTGCTGTAACCATATTCATTACAGAAAAAAGATTGGCGACTGATGATGAGACCGAAGATGAAAACATCATGCAGCTTCAAATACCAAAGAATAGAATTACAGGTTCTGCATTTATGTATGATCCGCCTTTGGTAAAATATGTAGACTACAAAAAAACATACGAAGATTATGATCCAGTTACAGATTCTTCTTATACATCATCTTCATCATTGTTAGACGAACTCTTAAGTGGAAAGGATTTTCATTAATGTCAAAATTATCAATAGAAGCAATTAAAGATTTTCAGATGTGTGAAAGACTTTTTGATTATAGATATAAGCAAGAAGTCCCAGAGAAAATATACGCACGAGATATTCACACTGAAAAATTTGAATCAACGATTAAAAGTATTATGTACTTTTTCTTCTTTAAGAAACAGGGTGGAATCATACCCTCTTATGCATCGTTGTTAAACCGATGGGAAAAAATGTGGTTTCCAAAAAATACAAACTCGTATGATATTGTAACTGAGCAGCACGAAACAGCTTATGGAAATACCGCTAGCTTAACATCTAAAGCTGCTGGTATATTGTTGGCGTTCCACGAAACATACGCAGAGTCGCCATATATACCCGTAGCAATAAGCGAAGAATATAATCTGCCAAAAAACAAATTAAATATAGAAGATACTTTTGATATTATCTTTTATAATAATAAACAATATTTGGTAACAAAATTTATCTTTAATTATAAGTTCAGTAATCGCGATTTGTATAGAACAGATTTCTGCACGATGTATCAGGCCTATAAGAATAGACATCCTGAGCGCATGGGCAATGTAAAGTTTGGTTTTATAGATCCACTTAG